CCGGTCAGCGTTCCGCTGGCGAACCCTTCTTCAGCGTAGCACATGAACGAACCCCCGCCAGACACGAAAAGAAAAGCGGGGGTTTCGCCGATGTTGCCCGTGGCAACCATTTCAACAGGCGTTCTAGGAGGAGCGGGAAGAGCGCCAATCAAAGTAGTAGTCTTGTCCGGCTTCACGCGCCAAATTTGATCGCCTGACGCCACGAACAGATCACCGTCAAAGCTTCCCGGCTGACTGTAGACGCCGCGAATGGGACCAGAACCCACTTCCAGCCAGCGCCGCATACCAGGACGCGAAATCAACGCCGACTGCGTCGTGGTCAAAACAGGATTTTCTTCGAAGTATCGGTTACGTGTCCGAATGCGCGCCTCTTTGGCTACGCCCCGAAAGTAATCACTTCGTCCAAGTGGAATGTCTACTCCCATACTACTCTCCCGCGAACAATGTGCGGAGTAATCCGCGCAGTGTACGCTTGCCGACTGAGTAGCAGAACACCGATGTCCGGAGGAATAATCGGCGTTTGATGATACCGCGACCGCAAGTTCCTCTCAGCGATTAGCATAGTGGCGGTGCTCTCTTCAGTTGGCGCGCGACCATAGCGCGAACTCAGGCGCATATTCAGCCGATTAATGAAGTAGTGGTCAAACTCTTCAGGAAATGGAAATTCTTCGGGATCGACGCCAGTCAGTGGCAGTATTTCCACCCAACGCCCAAGGTCGGCGCGGTAGAACAATTGCAGACTTGTGCCATCCACGTTCAGCAGCAGCTCAGAACCGCTGACGACTTCTCGACCGTTGCCTTTCAAGGTTAGCGGAGCGGAAGAAAGTCGGTTCTCAGGATCAACTACGGCGATCCTAGCGCCATCTTGCGGATCAGGCGGCAGAGTTACGGTCTGTGCTGTGTCGCAGTTGACGATGAGCCGCGCATTGGCAGGCACCTTTGACCACAGCGTCTCGTTCCAATCGGTGTCAGCAGTCACGTTGAGGTTGCCAATAGGCCAATCGAAGTAACGATCGCCAATCGACAACCCAAGAACTCCAGCAATAATCCTACGAAGCTCTCGGAGCGCTTCGTCATACTGCAAATCAGACGGCTCTCCTCCGATCGGTATGATGTTGTTCTCGCGAAATGCGTCGTTGATTATTGCTGAAGTCAGGCTCATGCGCGGTTACTCTGCTTCTTCGTCGTCTTCGACAGTATCGTTCCAGTCGATGCCGTGAGCGACGATAGTCTTCGCCAGCCGCATCTTCGGCCACGAAGGCAGGAACTCGATAGTTTCGTCGACCGACTGTGCCACAGTCAGAATCTGTATAAGTTCCGCAGCAGTCTTCTTCATCAGTTCAATGACAGCACTGTTGTCATCGCTGATGTTGAGAGCGGCTTCCTTGATCTCAGCCTTCTTACCTACAAGGCTAGGATGACTAGCCCACCCATTCGGCACTTCTTCGGGCGAATTGAAGATATGCGCCGCTCCATTCGGACCGTAGAACCACGCTGGCCACTCTTGGTGAACATAAGGAGCACTTTCGCGAGCAAGGCGCTCACGAAGGCCCGCCGACAAAAATCGTTCTGCCATGATGAGTTCCTCTTGCTAAAGACCCCGCACTTTATCGGTGCGGGGTCTTAGTTAGATCAGTTCGGCACATTGTCCTTGAGAATGCCGACCGCGATGAGGGCCGCGCGAATTTCTCGAACATTGGCCACGAGCGCATTTGCCTGCGCCGCTGTTGTGAACCCGAACGGAGTCGTGTTCGTGGCGGCAGTGTTGGCCGGAGTATCGACCGTCAGCTCGATGCGATTATTCGGCTGAAGGATGCTGGCAACAGTAGCGCCATTGTCAAAAGTCTTGGGATCCAGCGCAGGCTTGTTGGTGGGGTTGAGAGACATGAGAATATCCTCCTAGTTTGCTGACATTAACCACTGACGCGGGTGCCGAGGCGACGATCGATGTTGCGAACACCGTAGAGAACGTCCCAGCGGTGCATGTGGGTATCGTTCGTCCCATCACTCGTCCGCCAGTAGCGGACGGTGACGCCCGTTTCTGGATCCGTTGCGTAGCTGGCAGTTCCCGTGAACGGGTCAGTCAGCTTAGCAAAGACCAGAGCAATTGCGCTCTTATGGAAAACGGCGTTCTGAGCATAGGTCGAATTCGGCGCGCCCTTCCAGGTGATTGCCGCGTTGTTCGCAGGAGCCGCCGTGACGGTCTTGTAGGGACCATCGACGATAATCGGATTGGCGATCGTGAGGGTCGCTTTGCCATTGTTGTCCGCCACCGCATCTTCCAGAACGACCATCTCGTACAGAAAACCAGCGTTGGCTTTCGTACGTGGATTGACCGCAAAGCAGCCCGCCGCCGTGAAGACCTCGCCGCGCTTGATCGTATGACCAGGGGACAGATTCTTGATGTTGAGCGTCTGCTTGTAGTCATTGGCCGAGATCGACAGATAGGTGACATTTTGATTGGCACCGTCGACCTGCGCTCCACCAGATTGAAGCCGAGAACCAGTGGTCAGGTTCACGACCGACTGCGTCATGTAGGGCTGCACATTGCCGACCATCGGCAGACGAGCGCGGCGCAGAGCATCTTGCGCGACGTTCTCTTGCGTCTGAAGATCGACGAAATTGCCCGCCAGAGCCCACCAGTCGTTCGGCCCCAGAACACCGCAGCGATCGGAACCCGGAACAGCCAGCATATCCAGACGCTTAGGAGCTTCGAAGAAGTCCTGTGCGCTGTTGATAGTCTGGCCGGGAGTACCGACCCAGTTCGGGAACTCGAGAACACACTCCATCAGGTCGGAGTCGATCTCTTGAGCGATTGCCGCAGCCTGCGCGTTCATGATCGAGCTCTTGAGCAGACCATCGACGGTCAGCGTATCTTCCAGCGAAGAGAACTCGATATCGACGCCACGCTGGCGATCGATGCGAATGGGAGCTTCGCCCTCGATCACATCTTGCACTTGGGCAACCTGTCCTTCACGAACCACGAATTCCGGCGGACGCTTGATGTACAGCGTCGAACCGATTTTCTTGAACTCGTTGTTGAATTGCGTGGTGACAAGCCGGCCCATGACAAGATTGTTCAAGAGCAGCTTGAGCATCACGTTGGCGTAAACCTTCGGATTGAGAAGAGTGTTGGCCATGATGAAAATCTCCTGTTACCGACTGCTGAGGACCTTGTCGGCGTATTTCGAAAAAGCGGCGAAGTCTTCAGTGTCACCTTCCACAGCGAACTTACCACCGACTCCGCGAACACGGTTCGGCGGGTTAGGTGCACTAGGGGCGACTTTCGGAGGGGTTGCAGGAGCCTTCGGTGCGCTCGCCAGTGCTTCGAACCGTCCCTCCAGACGGGCAATGGCGCGCATTTGTTCGTAAGGATCCATAGCGGCGATGCGGCGACTTTCTTCCGGATTGGAGGCAAGATGATAGGCCACGTCCGGACCGAATTCGCTGTTCTTAATGAGCAGCGCTCCAACCGCGCTGAGTGCCCAAGCATCACGGTCGGCACCCTTCACCACTTTCTCCATGAAATCAGGGTATTTCTCAGCTATCTTCTGATCATTGATGCGCTGATTCCAGGAGTTTTCAATCGCTGCAAGTTCAGCCTTGACGGCTCGTTGCTGTTCTTGAGCGATGAATTCCTGCCGAGCATTCCACCGCGCTGTATCCGCGATATACTTTGCATCGGCAAGGCCGAATTCGTAATTCGCGGGGTCAGGTTCAGGATCATAGTCCTGCGCGGGTGCTGGTCGAGCCTCTTGATTGGCAGGCTTTTCAAGAGCGGCCAGCCTTGCTTCTGCGGCTTCGCGAGCACGAATCGCTTCAGCAAGTTGTTCTTCGAGAGATGGAGTTGCGGGCTTGGAATCTTCGGTTTTATCAACCGCTACATCCTGCTGTTCAGGCGCGGACGACTGCTCTACTGGAGAATCTTGTTTCTCACGCGCAGCTATGTTTTCCAGAAAATCTTGGAAGTTCTCTTCTGTTCCAAGCTCAGGAACAGAAGTATCGGCGGGGGGCGCGCCGGATCCATTGGCAGGTATGGAAGCGCTGCTGCCCCCGCCGCCCGCGTTGCCTTCCGAGCCGGGTGAATCACTCGGAAGAGCGGGATTGAAGTGAATCTCGTTGATATTCATAGTCATTTACCCTTCTTCGGTGTGCGATTTGGCCTTGAAGGTTGCTGCGCACGAGCCGAGAGCGAAAGCTCTTTAGCACTTGCGCTCCTTTCTGCCAAGTCAATTTTTTGTCTCACCATCAAAGGCGCTGCTGCTGCCTCAGCTTGAGCCTTGGCTGCCTCTGCTTGCGCGCGCAGAGCCTCTGCTTCTGCTCTGGCTGCGCGAGCTTGCGCTTCACGCGCTGCGAATTGAGCTTGTTCAAGCTCAGCAGCGGCTTTTTGCGCCTCGATTTCACGTAGCATCTGCGCATGTTGCGCCTGCGCAGCAAGTTCCTGTTCTTGCATCTGCTGCATCATCATAGCTTGTTGATCAACTGCTCCAGCCTGCTGCTGTTGCTGCGCCAGTGGATCATCCTCATCTGTAGACGGGCTGATAACCCCCGCCTTCTCCATAGCTACGCGCAGACGCTCACTGATTTCGTGCGCCTGCGGCCAATCCATACTCTTGACCAGCAGATCACCCGCAATGTCGAACAGCTGAGGCGCAGTCTGAATGAGTGTAGTCATGGCTTCCCGTGCTTCTTCGCGTTGAGTGGCGAAGCTCGGACCAGTTTCAAGCGACACTTCGTAACGACCAGAAGTGATGTTGGGGCTATTCTCATCAGTTGGATCGTTCAGTGTGACGAGCATACGTTTGTCATCTTCACCAATAATCAGCGCAGTTCGTGTATTGTCAAAAGCCAGAGGCAGAAGCTGATTGACCACGTCACCGACTTCTAGAATAGATGCGTTCATATTGTCGTGGTAAGTGACGACCGCAATGTCACCTTGCATCTTACGCGCGTTGATCGCGCGCCCGCTAATTTCATTCGATCGCATTCCGAGGCTAGCCTCGTGAATGCCAGTGACGTCTTTGATATCTTGTTGATTGAGTTGCGCCTCTTGCAGCAAAGCGGCTGGAATAGTCGGCGGATCAAGTCGCTGCGGCGGCTCAGTGTTCTTATTATGAATCATAACAAGCTCACCGTTCAGATGCGCCATGCGCCATTCATCTTCGCGACCTTCAATCGAATCTTCACTTGCAAGCCACTGCGCCTTTGGAGCAAGGGCCAGAAGTTCCGCGGCGTTGCTGCGCCACAGATTCTTCATTCGTTGACTATCTTTGGCAAGACGCACAAGACCAAATCGAACGCGATCTTCGCCGACGCGTACTACACGCCCCTCGACCTTGATGATTGGAAGACGCGTCAGAGGAATTTCATAATCTTCTGTCAACACCGCATGGCCGCAGACAATATTCATGCGAGCGTACGTGCGATAGCTATGACGAATGCGCGGCTGTCCATTAGCGTCACGCGCGACCATGTCGATATATTCTTCGAGCGGCTGACCAGTGACGTCTTTTACGTCCCCATCCTGCATAAGAGCGAATGTCGCAGGCTTGTCCACAAGCCGCCAGAACTCAGTAAGTCTGACAAAATCCTTCTCAAACCATCCGGAAGCCATCAGATTAGCCGTAACATCATTGCCCAGTGAGCTAGGCGGCGGAACGTCAGGATACATCTTCTCGAAGACAGAAATTGGAAT